CCTGTTGCTGCCACTACAAGTGGTGCTAGTGCTGGTGCTTTAGCTGGAGGCGTAGGTGCTGGTTCCGTTGGAGGTAGTGGCGCTGCTGGATTAGCTGCAATTCAATCAGGAGGTATGGCAACAACTGCTGGTGGTTTAAGTGCTGGTATAGGTTCTACTGCTGTTCCAGTTTCTTATGCTGCATATGGACCTACGACAAAAGCAGGTTTTGCTCAAAACGAAGCCCTGATGCGAGCATCCGCCAATCCTAATGTAGGCAACCAATTTACCAAAGCTGGTTCAGAGTTTATGACTGATAAAACGGCTGGATCAGGTTTAGATTACGGTAAGATAGGTCAAAACATACAAAGTCTTACTCAAGATAGCGATGCTAATACACAAGGGACAGCGCCAGAAGGAGATAACCCTCCTCTTGATCCAATAACACCTCAAGACGATTCAGTGCAAGCCGAATTGGATGCAGAAGCAAGGCGTATTATGGACTTTCCTGGAGGACAAGCTGAAACTGGCTTAAGTAATGTGGCAGCAAAAGGCGGTCTTGCCACGCGATATGGAATTATGAAAACACCTTCTGGTTCTTTGACAGGAGGAGAAATAGTTGGTCCTGGTACAGGAACCAGCGATACTATACGTTCAGCAATTTATCCTGATGTAGCCAGCAAACTTGGAGCAAGTTCTTCTCCTATGGGAAAAGGACATAGAGTTCAAGATGCAGCTTTATCAGACGGTGAATTTGTTATAACAGCTAAAGCAGTTGAAGGAGTAGGAAAAAATGCAGGTGCTCCACCTGGACAAGAACGCGAATACGGTAGTAAACTTTTGGATCAGGCGATGAACCAATGGCAAAGGACATAACAGAAGCAACAGTAAATGACATTTATCCACAATATAAACTACTAACAAAGGCTAAGAAGGGGTTTGGATATCCCACGAAAGACCACAACGCAGAAAAAGCTGTAGATCAATTAAGTCTTTGTGCATCTCAAGGACTTAACTTTATAGCTAAAAAAGATGGAAAGATCGTAGGGTGCATGGTCTTATGTTATGATCAACTATGGTTTTCAAATGAAACATTCCTTGTTGATATAGCATATTATGTTGATGATAAATACAGAAAAAGTTCTTTGGCAACAAGGCTCTTAAACGCATCTAAAAAAAGAGCGAAGGAACTAGGATTACCACTACATATCAGTGTAACATATGGCACTGATGTAGAACGAAAAGAGAAGTTCTTTTTACGCCAAGGATTTGAAAAAATAGGCGGTAATTATTTATTGAGGTAAAGGAATGGGAAAAAGTTCAGGTGGTAGTGCTCCAGCAGGATCAACTACCGTAATACAAGACATAGCAGAACCTTTTAAGGGTTTCGCAACAAGGTCTCTTCAAAGAGCAGAGGACTTACAAGGGCTTCCTAGTGTTCCTTTCACAGGTATAGCTACTGCGCCACCTACACCAGACGAACTTGTTGGGGCGCAAGCGTTACGCAATAGATTCTTAGAGTCTGATCCTCTTTCTGCAGAAGCTTTAGCCTTACAAAGAACTGGAGCAGACCCTATTACTGCTGCAAGCATACTAGAACGTCAAAGTCCTTTTGAATCTTTGATTGCTCAAGAAGCATATCGTAGATTAGATGAACGCACCCAACGTGATTTACAAAATCAAAGAGCCAGGGAGGTTGCTGCTGGTGGCATGGATCGTGGTAGAGGTGCTATAGAAGACAGCCTCATACGTCAACGAGCCGAAGATCAAGAACGTAAAATAGGTTTGGAAGCAGGACAAAGAGCTTTTACTGATGCATCTCGACTTGCACAAGAGGATAGAACAGCAAGAGGTCAAGCAGCACAAGGTCTATTGTCAGGACTAACACAACGACAAGCTTTAGGTAGGCGTGATATAGATGACCTATTAAAAGTGGGCGCACAATTCAGAGAGAAATTTGTGCAACCAGAACTCAATCTTGAGCGTCAACAGTTCGGAGAGTTTCGTGGTCCTGCTTCGGTTCAAAATCCTTTTGGCTTTGAGCAATTTTTCTCAGGCATCAGGTCGGCTGCACCCACACCTCTTACTACTACAACCCAACAATTTGCACAAACTCCCTCTGGTCTGCAACAAATAGGGCAAATTGCTGGAGCAGGACTAGGAATAGCTAATCAGTTTGGAGCCTTTCATGAAGGTGGTGTTGTAGAACACGCAAGAGCAGGTCACTCACATGCTGAACAAGACCCTGCTGTAATCAATCAAGTCATACAAGTATTGCAATCGCAAGGGCATCTTGTTCAAGGTCCTCAAGGTCGCATGGAATTTATGATTAGGATGCAAGATGATCCTAGTTTTAAAGCTTTGTATGATGATGCAATGGCTGGTGTTCTTCAAGGATCAGGTTATGTGCCACCTTTAGAGGAAACAGAAACAGAAACAGTAGTAGAAGAAGAGGCTGCTGTATCTCCGTCTGTAGACCAAAATGCTAATGTTGATATGGAAAGAGTAGAAAGAATTAAAAGTGGTGCTCAAGGCGGTATAGGTGACGATCTATATCAAATGTTTCGCAGAGATGATTTAGAAGGCACAGACATGATACCTAGAGATAGGGCTATAGCTAGACATCTAGCTAAGTTCCCTGTTGTCGCAGAGGAAGAAGAGTTTGCAGCATCAGTCTCACCTCCAGATATGGATGAGGGTTTCAGTGTTGGAATGGCGGAAGCAAAACCTGTTCCAGGACCAAACAACCCTACTGGTTCTGATGATTTTGATTTAGGCTTTGCTACAGGTATGAATAGAATACCTGAGATGGTTGAAGGTCGCGCTCCTTTTAATGAGTTATCAGAGATGGTTTCAGGCAGGGCAGTATCTCCTGAAGCTCCTGAAGCTCCCAGACAATATAGTGACGCAGAAATTACTGGTATGTTGGAATTTGCTAACACAGGACGTATAGGGGATGGTCGTATTCCAAAAGGCTTGAGGTCTTTAAGTCAAATTGAAATGATGGAAGAACTTAAACCTATAAGACAAAGAGCCAGAGAAAATTCTAAGGAGAGGCGCGACAAAGAAAGGCGTGAACGTATTGCTAATCGCAGAAATTTCCGTAGAAGTTCTTCTCCTGCAGAAAAATCAGCAAGCTTTGATTTTGACTTTAGTGATGTAAAAGAATTTCTTGGTTTTAAAGAAGGCGGTATTGCCAGCTTTGCTAATGGACAAGAAGTAGAAATGTTTTCAGATGAAGAAACTACTTTCACAGGTAAGCCACGAGAACAAGAAGACTTAGGAAATAAACAGGCAATGCAGAGTATGATGATTGCTGCTAATCTTGATCCTGAAAATGTGCAAGACGTTGCTAAGTTTATGAGAGAAGGCTTTGGTGAATACGCAAAAGTTCCTGGCTATCCTAGCAGAGGAAGAAAATTAATAATGGCTGAGAAAAAAGCAGGAGCAGAGGGCGCAGAAAGAAGGGCGCAAAATAGGCTAGACGATAAACAAAGGGAAGGTTCAGGAGACATAATACCTGAACCAAAAGCTAGTGAAAGTGGTGGTGGTCTAGGAAAACAAGTTGAAAGAATGATGGAGATGTATGAGAAGTCTTTTCAAGAAAAGAAGACTAAAGGATTTCCTGAAAAAATTCCTATGTCAGATGCACAAAGAAAAGAAGGTATTATTGGCGCAATAGCAGCAGCACTTATGGGAATTAAAAGCGATCCTGATACAGGACGAGCAGATTTTTCTGGTGTAGGAGCAGCTACAAATAAATACATGTCTGGATATATGGCTGGACTTGAGAAGAGAAGGAAAGACGTTATAGCTGCAGAAGCTGCCAGCAGAGCAGCCATGTTAGAAGGAGCTAAAGCTTCAACAGGAATGTTTAAAGATTTAAGCGCAGGACAAAAATCTGTAGCTGAAGCAGAGTTAGCCAGATTTAAAATAGAGAATCCAAACATAGACATTATTAAATCTTCAATAGGACCAATAATAACACAATGGGCTTCTGGACTTCTGACAGACGAGGCGAAAGATGCTGCCATCGCTGAGATTATAAACAGGGATTATACCTCAGGAGGAGTTCTTAATGTGGCAGGAACTACTACAATATTAACTCCTGATCGACTAGAAGCGATGAAGAAGCAAAACAGGTAATGGCTGAACCAGAGCTTATTCCAGATTCCCCAGAACTGGCGGAAATAAGGGAAAGTTATCCAGAGGAGCTTAAAGGATTTACTGATCCCCAAATAGCTGAATTTGTTTGGCAAACAGATGTTGTTGAACGAGGCGTAGAGGATCAATATGATAAGGATTTATTTTTTCAAGCACTTGGAACCTACCGTAATGACATAGACTTTTTTGATAGCGTAGCCAGAGGTGCATCACGAGCTTGGTATAATCTTTCTGATGGACTTGATCAGGTTGATCGACAAATCAGAGATGCTATGCCTGGTGGTATCTTTGATGATATCATGCTTACTGATGATCAGTATGCTGACAGATTTGTAGCCAGAGATACAGCACGACAAAGAAACTCTATGTCTCTTGAAGACCTCAATAGATTATTAGCTATCACTTCTGAAGACTCTGCCATAGGGGATTGGACATCAGAAATTTGGGACATCTCCCTTATCGGAGGTCTCTTATCTGAAAGTTTTGTTCAATATGCGCCAGCATTGGTAGGATCAGCCCTTACAACTGTAGCTACTGGAGGTCTAGCAGCCCCTATTGTTGCTGCTTTCCTTATTCAAAGCGGTGTTGTAGGAAGCAGCGCTTTTCATGAATACCTGAGAGAAGAAGAAGGTGTTCAAACCAAAGAAGATTACCTAAGAGTATTCAATGATCCTGATGCAATGAACAGAGCAGTAGTGCATGGGGCTAAGTATGGTCTGCCTGTAGCTGCCCTAGATGCTTTTAGTTTGGGTATAGCAGGTAAAATTGCACCTCTTATAGGAACTGCACAAAAAGCCACAAGAAATGCCAATCGAATAAGAACAGGCAAAGCACTTAATAATGCTGTGTCGGGGAAACGTAAGGCTGCACGATGGGCAGGACGCTGGACACCTGAAGTTCTTGCACAAGGAGGACTTGGAGCAGGAGGGGAGTTAGCTGGAAGCTATTGGGCTACAGGAAAAGTAAATCAAGGTGAAGCTTTTCTTGAGGCAATCCTCGAACCTATGATGTTGCCTGTAGAACTGGCTGTGAAATCACCTAAAGCAACAGCTAAAGCTCTCATTCGTAAACGAGTTAAAAATATGTCTGAGACAGAAGTTCGGGCAAGCTTAAAACGTAAGGGTATAAACACTGCCACACAAACCGAAACTGAGGCTCGTCAAACTCTCGAAGAAAATATGGGGCCTATTGAAGCTGGCTCTACTGCAACAAAGGTGGCAACAGAAAATAGAAAAGAAAGCCAAGACAAAGAATATGAAACCGAAACTGTTTTGGATATGCGCGAAGAAGTTTTTAACCTGGTTCCGCTTACTGACAGAGTGCTAGAAGGACGAAGAACAAGAAGGGATGCAGGTGACGAAGAGTGGTCTTCAGAGATAAATAAAAAGCAGATTACATTCAACGCTGCTGATCTAGCTGAAGGACAAGCAGGAACACTTCAAGATTTGGGTTACATAAAAGAAGAGGGTGCTGGAAAATACAGTCTTACTCCTGCAGGTTTATCAGCAACTATGGACACCCCCATAACTGAACGAGTAGCTCCTCCAAAACGCTCACGCAATAAAGATGGTACTCATAGCTATGGTAATTACACCATTAAAAAAGATAAAAAGAAGTGGGTAGTTGATGATAATAGACTTAAAGACTTTACCTTTAAAAATTTAAACGAAGCCACAAGTGCTATTGACAATCTTGAAGCTCCAGTAGAGCAGACTGTCGAAACTCCTGTAGAACCCTTAACAACTGAAGAAATTGTTGAAGACGAGGCATCCAAGGTAAAGAGCTATCCAAACTATCAGGAGACTGCCAGTTCTATTATAGCTTCGATGCAAGAGGATATAGATGCAGGAGTAGCACCAGATCAAAGACCCACAGTTGACCAAAGAATTGCTGATGCTTTGGAAGCTGCTGACGAAAATTTAGATGAGACAAGTAAACCTGTTGAAATGGAAAACATTCTTAAAACAATTCGGGATGTTTTAACGCTCACAAAGAAAGGCAAGCCAAGGAAAAAAATTAATAAGGCGTTGATGGAGGAGATTGATGGAGGCATACGAACTGCTGAAGGCGGTCTATCTATGCTCAACAACGAAAAGGCAGGTCCTCAGGTAGAGGGAACTCCTGCTACCAATATTGAACCTACACCTGAAGACGTTGCTGAAACTGTAACAGAAGAAGATGTTGAAAGAGAAAGCACTGTAACTGTAGGTCAAGGTTTAGCTGGTGTTGTTGTTGGAGAAGAAGCTGTTACTCTGGATACAGAAGCAGGAATAGGTATACGTCCTCAAGTTGAACCAGCCATGTATGAGTTCCTTGACCTGAACGCTGAAAAACTTACCGTAAAGCAAGCAGAAAAAATTCTAAGGTCACTTGGTCAATTAAAAGAAATGCGAGACCTTGAGGCTAGGGAAGGTTTTCAAAAGAATACTGCTGTTAAAGCATTAGCCAAAAGCAAATTGTTGGAACAACAAGAATTGGCTAGACAACAGGCAACAGACGCTAACATGGTGGCTGATCAAGTTACTCAAGAAAATTATGAGGCTGGTGATAACACTCTTAGAACGCTCCCACCTCAAGATCAACGTAGACTTATTGAATGGATACAACAAAGGGTTGGTCAAAATGTTGCTGTAGCTTTTGAAACAGTTAAAACCATGACTGACACAGTAAGAGAGTTAAAGAATTTACCTAAGAATATATCTGTTCAAGGTTATGCCAATCCGCTAGACAAGATTATTGTTCTGGCTTTGGATCGTAAATACTCACAAGAGGTTGCAGGTGAGGAAGCCTTTCATATTGCAGCTAGACTTTTGTTGACTCCTGAAGAGTGGGCAGTTCTCAACAATTATGATTGGATAGCTATCGCTCATGAAAATGGTATAGATGTTTCTCAGTATCCTGATGACTTACAAGCGTGGGAAGCTTTAGCCAAGATTGCATCGAAGTTTATGATGGGCGAAAAGGTTGTTAATATCGGTTCTAATAACAACAAAATAATGAACCGTCTGGTAAGATTTTTAAATCAACTGGCTAACTACATAAGAGGAAAAGGTTGGAAGAAACTTTATCCTTCACCACAAGACATATTTATTTCTTTCGATGCAGGACAAATTGCAGACAGACCACACAATCCCTATCCTTTAGGTCCTGAGTCTATGGAGTTTGATCTCAATGCTGAAGCTCAATTAGATACTCTGACCAAGGGCGCTACAGAAAACCTCCAGTTGCCTGGCGCTAAAGATAGAAACTTTGTCACTACAAAGATTGCTCAAGGGTGGGCATACTTACAAGAAGCTTTTAACCATCCTACATATTATTCAGCGAAGAACTATTTGTTTAGACCTGTCTTTAAAATTATGGAGGAGATGAGAGAGTTTCAAGATAATGTGGTTCTTGAAGGGTTAGAAGCTTTTAGAGTGTATGCGGAATCTTCAGCAGAAACTCAAGCGGAAGCTGACCAGTTTATTACTCTCCTAGATTTTATAACAACCAGAAATAATTTTCGTCCTGATCAAGGCTTCATGAGAGAAAATGAAGATGGGTCAATAACTTTTACTATGCCCACTACAGCACAGGTTGCAGGTGAAGACATACAAACAAAGTTGAATGTTCTTTATCCTGATGGGATTAATGGTGAAGCAGTACAGCTTTCTGTAGATGAGGAGTTAAATGAGGATGGCGAAGTTGTAACGGCTGCTCAGTTTGTAGAGTACACTATAAGTGGAGAGAAAGATGATAGGGGTGTGTCTCCTGCTGATGCTTTTAACTCTTATAGAAATGGCGCAGAATATCAGAAAGGTTTATTGATACAAGCTATTAATATTTTAGTTGCAGAGATGCCTAGAAATTCAACTGTTGAGGACTTGCAAGCTAGAGTTCGTCTTTTAAATTTTGAAATTGCTAACAGCTATGTGGAAGTAAATGAAAAAGGAGAGGCTGTTGAATCAGAGGAAACTAAAGCTTTAATTAAACAAAGAGATTTAGTTAATCAAGCCATTGAGTATACTACAGAGCTTAATAACAAACCGTTTTGGGTTCCCAGAATACGCCAAGGAGAACGTGCCGTTGTTGTAAAAGCTAATGGCAAAGTTCAGCACATGGAAGTTTATGACCAAAAGAAATTTGAATCTTCTAAAGCTTTTGAGAAGATGTTAGCTGATCGAGCAACAGAAGTAAGAAAAGTATATCCTAAAGGTGATGTTGGTGTAGGTGATTTTAGTTTAGGTGAAATGATAAATGACGCAACCACAAGTCCAGGAAGCTTCTCTGTAGTTTCTGGATTAGGTCTTGTCGAAGCTTTGTTTACAACGCTTAGTGATCCTGAAGCAGACAACTCAAGAATAGAAAACATTATAAAGCTAATAAAGCAGGAGACTGAAGGTAAAAAACTTAAGGGTGTAGAAGAAGTTCGCCAACCTCAAAATATTTCTGGGCATTGGAGACCTGATCTTACTGGCTATGTGAACATGGCTACTAAAAGAAATCTACACACCATGTCTTACCAACTTGGTAAAGTCATTTATAAGCCACTAATAGATAATCAATTAGATGAGATGACTTCCTCTGAGGCTGCTATAAAAGCATCTGATCCTGTTAAGGCTGCAGCCATTGGAAGAACCAGAAGATATACTGAAAAGTATTTGGCTTTTGTTAATAACCCTAAGACACAAGGAGCTTTAATTAGGAACGTAGTTTTTCATACGGCTCTTGGTGGCAGGTTCTCTAGTGCTGTTCTAAATTTAATGCAGTTACCACAAGCTTTGTTGCCTTTCTTGTATTCAGTAAATTCAGATAAGTTTCTTTTAGATAGCCCTTATGCAGTAGCAAAAAATGTGGGCATCGTGTCAAAAGCTTTTAGAGATGCAAGTCGATTAGCAGTCAAAGGTGGATGGGGAAATCTTCAGACCGCTTATAGCATGGAGTTAGAGGGAGCTAAACCTAGCTATCTTACTGAAGGTGAGTGGCAATTATTAAGAACTTTGTTTGGTCGAGGTATTCTAAGCCCTGTAAACCTTGAAGATTTGACAGACAAACTTAGCTATCAAACTCTAGTTAGAGATGCAAGTAAAGCTGCCATACCCATGCAAGCTTTAGACAAGGCTGCTGATCTTTCGAGTTGGATGTTTGGTAGCACCGAATTTCTTAACAGAGCTACCACCGCATTAGCAATGTATCGGATTGCACGAGACAATGAAGTAGTTCTAAATAAGGTTGATCAAATAAGAAAGCAAAGTCACTTCAAAGATTCAGAAGCTGTTGGCAGTATGAATTTAACTAATGATGAACAAGGGTGGGCTAATGCAGCGCATATCGCTGTAGCTGAAACTCAGTTCATGATGGGTAAGTTCAATAGACCAGGACTTTTTTATAAGGGTGGTGCTCTTGGTCCTATCTTTACGCAGTTTATGTCCTTTCCATTTCAGTATGTAGAGATGATGGCGAAAAATGTAAGACGCATGGCAACGCCAGGAGAAAGAGCAATAGGCGCAAGGATGTTATCGCTCATGGTTTTGGCTATGGTAGGAATGGCTGGTGTATTTGGCTTGCCCTTTATGGAAAACCTCAGAAGATTTATTCTAGCTATATCTGATACAGATTTAGAAAAAGATTTAAGAAAAGCTTTAATAGATGTGCTTGGTCCTACTTATACAAATGTCATAGCAAGTGGAAGTATCTTTGAGTATCTAGGAATAGAAGCTAAACAAAGGGCTGGTGTTGGTACTCTGGTGGACTCTGGTATATTTCAAGGTGACATAGGATTTATCTTTGGTCCTTTGGGTGGTGTAATAGAAACAGCGTGGACTAATGTGGGTGCTGGAATAGAGCAAGGCGATGTAAGTAAAATTGCTAGAGGCATAGTTCCTTTAGGTTTTGTCAGAGATGTGTTGGGTACTCAACTTGCTTTTGAAGAAGGCTATACAACTCAAAGAGGCACACAACTGATTGCCCCTCAAGACATACTGCCTACAGATTATTTTATTACTTTTCTGGGGTTCAATCCTGCAAACAGAGCTTTAGAAAGAGACAAGCAAGCTTACGCTAGAATGGCTCGAACTGCTGGTCAAAGAAAAAGGGATGTCGTTCTTAAGAGGGTTGCTAGGTTGTGGCGCAAATCCAGAGAAGCAACTTCTGCAACAGATCGAAAAGAATATCGGGATGAATACACCGAAGAAATTCGAGATTGGAATAAGAGAGCCATAGAAAATGAATGGCCTCGCATCACACCTCAAATTTTAAATAACAGATTTTTAGGCAACATTAATCCTACAATGAAACTTTTGAAAAGGTCTCCTAAACATAGAAGGCGAGGCTTCGCTGAAGATATGAAAATGTTGGATAGACTTGGGAATGAATAGGTTGACAGCCTAAATATATAAGAGTATATATAGAGATATTTATAATCTCTAGGAGCAATAAGTGAACAAGTTGTTGGTATGCGTGGGCTATGACTCTCGTGAAGACATAGCTTATCAAGTGTGTCGGCACTCAATTTATAGAAGAAGCACACTACCTGTTGAGATATATCCCCTTAAGCATAAGGAGTTAAGGGATCAGGGTCTTTTCTGGAGACCTTGGCTCACTGCTGGTTCGGGGCAAACTGTTGATTGCATAGATGGCAGACCTTTCTCAACTGCGTTTTCTCATACACGTTTTCTGACACCACACATAGCAAAAGAAAAAGGTTATCAATGGGCTTTGTTTGTTGATTGTGATTTTCTTTTTCAAGAGGATGTTGCTGCTCTATTTCATCTCGTTAAAGATGATTACTCTGTTATGTGTAGAAAGTTTCAATACCACATAGCACAAGACACCAAAATGGATGGCATGAAACAATCTAGCTACGATAAAAAGTTGTGGTCTAGTCTTTGTTTGTGGAACACTGACAAACAATTTCCTTCTGTCAATCAAGTCAATTCTAAGGATGGGGCGTGGCTGCATCAATATCAATGGTTATCTGATGAACAAATTGGTTCTGTTCCTGAGGAATGGAACTGGATAACAGGAACTGATGAGGTTCCTAAAGCAATACACTATACCGAAGGTGGTCCTTGGTTTCCTGAATATGAGAAGTGCGAATATGGGCATCTATGGAAAAGTGAACTAAACCATATGGAGAACAGTGAATGATTTTAGTTACCAGTTTTCACGCTAAGTCGTGGGATACCTATGCAAAAAGATTTATGGAAAGTTTTAAACAACACTGGCCCAAGAAGGTAAAACTATATGCTTTTTATCATGATGGTGAGATTCCTACCGATGCACCTACAGCGACAAATATTGTTTACAGGAAGCTCAATCATGCAGAGATGCTTCAGTTTAAAGAAAAGCACAAAGATAAAACTGGTGGCAACCCATACAACTATAGGCTTGATGCGATTAAGTTTTGTCACAAAGTATTTGCCATCACAGAAATGGCGGAAGAACTAAGGGTAAATAAATCTAAACAAAACTGGTTGATGTGGCTGGATGCTGACACAGTAACCAAAAAGAAGTTGCCCTTAAAAGAAGTTAAAAGTTGGGTTGAACCAGAGGCAGACATAGTTTACTTGGGACGTAAAGCTATAGATTATTGTGAGTCTAGCTTTCTTGGATTTAACATGGATAATGTTCCTGCCCATGTTTTTCTTGAAGACTTCAGGGGTTTGTATCTTTCTGGAGAATTGTTTGGTTACAGAGAATGGCATGATGGCTTTGTCTTTGAGCGCCTGTTGAGGATGCATAGAGCGCATGGTCTTGTCACTCATGACTTGACACCAGACTGCGAAGACTTACAAGCATTTAACAGCAGCCCACTATCAAAATACTTACATCATTACAAAGGACCAGATAAGGGACAGCAGCATCCTCCAGTAAGATATAATCATTTAGTTGAGATGGTAGGTTTTTATAAGCCTCAGACTCTGTTGGAGACAGGCACATGGAATGGTGAGAGGGCTGTTCAACTGTGTCTTGCTGCACTTCAGGCAAACCCAGGCGATGTGCGTTATGTTGGCTATGATCTTTTTGAAGGTGGCAACAAAGAGATTAACGAGATGGAGTTCAATGCCAAACCTAATACAGCAATTCAAAGAGTAGAAGAAAAGCTGGATCGTTTAAAACAACTACACCCAAGATTTGATTATGTTCTTTATCAAGGTGATACCAGAGAAGTCATGAAACTTCATACTGTAGACTTTGCGTATCTTGATGGTGGTCATTCTATTGAAACTGCAGCCAATGATTTTGAAAAGGTTAAAGGATCAAAAGTTGTAGTGATGGATGATTACTTTGTTGAGGATGAAGCAGGTCGAATACCTCCTGAAAAATGGCGAGGAACTAATAAGGTTTATGATACCTATGAGGGAAGAAAGTTTCTTATTCATTCTCCTGATCCAGTCAATGTTGGAGGCAAGATTTCTTTGGCTGTCTTTGTTGAAGACGGTGAAGATCCACCAAACATGGACAAAACGGCTGTACCTATCATCGTTAATCCTGTGGATTGTGTGGAGAAAGATTTTCTTTACGATAACATTAAAGAAAATGTAAAGCTTATTTCTAATTATATAGAGCGTAAGTTTGATTGGCATGATAGAAAACTGGTTGTTGTCTCAGGAGGACCTAGTATTAAGCAGGATTATGACGCAATCAGGAGAGCGCAAATAGATGGTGCTGATGTTATATGTGTAAAACATTCTTACCCCATGCTTTTAGGGGCTGGTATAAATCCTTGGGGATGCATTATACTAGACCCAAGACCCTTAGATGGGGAAAGTACGCATGGTATTGTCAGACGAAGTTTGTTTAAAAGAAAATCAGATACTATATTCTTTGTTGCAAGTATGACTAACCCTGAAGTAACTGAATATCTTAAGCGCAGGGGTGACACAATTTTTGGCTGGCACGCTTTCTCACAGGCTAGTAGTAAGTTGCCAGAGTTACAGAACAAAATGTTAGTTACAGGTGGAACCTGCGCTGCGATGAGGGCTGTAGGGTTGGGGCATACATTAGGCTATAGAAGCTTTGATTTGTATGGTTTCGATTCATGTGTTGATGAACCTACAGAAGAACAAAAGAAAGAATTAGATAAGGATGTAGGGAAACCTAAGTATATTGAAGTGGGTATAGGCGGTAAAAAGTTTTGGACTACAGGAGAATTGTTGGCACAGGCACAAGATTTTGAAAGACTTGTCGCTCGTTCTGACGTAGACATGCGGTTGCAGGTTTTCGGTCAGGGTATGGTTCCTGCCTTATGGGAAAACATGCAAGCTCAAAGGGAAATTTCCCCAACATTTGCTTCTTATGTAGCTAAATGTGAGAAAGGTAACGATGGCTGACATCATATCATTGAATAAAATTGCTTCTGAAGACGTAAAAAAGTCTTTAGATGAGATAAATCAGTTCAAAGAAAAGGGGTTAGAAGAGGTTACTAAACACATAAAAGACAAGGATACTGTAGGATATTTAGTATTAACCTTCGATGCTGAAGGAAATACCATGATAACAGCAGCAGGACAACTTGATCCAGCCGATTGCTGTATGGCTCTTGAGCGTGTAAAATATCAAATCGTAACTAATGAAGGAGGTATGTAATGTCTGATCCAGTTACTACTGCAGTTGAGTCTGTCAGTTGGTGGACACAAATTTGGGAAGCAAGAGATGCTATCTTAGGTGGTGCTCTAGGTGTTGTTGCAGCAGCAGCGACTGTTGTGGGTGGAACTAAAACACCTGCTCCTGGCACTTTCTTAGCTAAAGTCTATAAGATGATTGAGTGGGTCTCTCTTACTTTCGGCAAAGCCAAAGATACTGGCACACCAAAAGAAAAAGAAGAAGCGCCTAAATAATTATGGGCGTACTTAGTATTGTAGTCAAAATCTTTGGGGTGGTTGCTAAACTAGCGCCACTCCTCTTTGCCTACAGCGCTGGTAAAAAGGGTGCTCAAAAGAAACACCTTGAGAAATCCCTTAAGAATGTAAAGGAGAGTAATGAAATATCTCAATCTATTAAGCGTCTTAATGTTAGCTCTGTTCTTAGCAAGTTGCGGAATAATTGGAGAAGGGGATGATTGCTCTTGGACAAGACCTATACTTGTTGGTGATGAAGACGTTTTAAGTGAAGCTACGGCACGAGACATTCTTGTGCATAATGAAGTGTGGGAAAGACTTTGTAAATGATTAGGAGAATATGATGCGTAAGTTATTAGCTGCTTTCTCAGTTATTTTGATGCTGTCTGGTACAGCCTATGCAGGAAGCCAAACAGACCCAATCCCTGTTAAACAACATTTGGAAATGCTGTATCCAACAGTGCTGGTGGCTGTAGGAAGTGGTTCAGGTTCGGGAACTGTTATCTTTTCGGAAAGGTTTCAAGGTGAGTATGCCTCTTTAGTTCTTACTAATTGGCATGTAGTTAGGGGTGCAATATCTGTTACTGAAGAATGGGATTCCAAGAAGAAAGAAAAGATTGAGAAGGAAACTCGCAGACCAGTAAAGATTGAAATCTTTGAATACAACAATTATAGTAAAAGCATAGGAACGACAGGTCGAACTGCATCCATCGTAGCTTACGATAAGAAGAGAGACTTAGCTCTGCTTAGAGTTGATGATAGAGAGCGCCCCTTAGAACATGTGGCTACTCTTTACGAAGAGGGTGTAGATGATGGTCCTTGGATTTTTCAGAAAGCATGGGCAGTTGGAGCAGGACTTGGCAAGCCTCCATTTCCCACACAAGGTTTGCTATCAGGATTTGCAAAGGACTCTTATGGTAATGACCTAATATTGGGAAGCGCCCCCATAATTTTTGGTAACTCAGGAGGCTCTGGATATGTCATGTCACCCAGAGGAAAGTATGAACTGGTGGGTGTTCCAAGTATGGTATCTGGATTTGGTTGGGGCAATGTCGTGTCACATATGGGTTGGTGGAGACCAATCTCTCAGATAAGAATTTTCTTAAGGGCTAATGATTATGGATATGTGTTGGGCGATCCAGAGGTAGAGGATGCCGAAGAGCAAGGTTACTAACCTACAAGAAGCTTACCTTTCAAGCAAAGCGCCAAACTTTCTCGATCCTCACAGCTATCAAACCCCTGCCATGATTAAGGGGTTGAAGTATGAGGCGCAAGTTAAAGAACATGTGAAGGAACTTTTCACGCATGAGACCAAAGTTTTTGCTGGTCCTTGGATAAAATATTTTGATGGTCTCAAGTGGAGATACGCTCAACCAGACATCGTTTTATTTAATGAACATCTGGTTGTAGGGGAGATTAAACTTACATGGAGACCAGGCGCAGTCAGAAAGCTGGCTAATCTTTATGAACCTTTATGTCGAAAGGTATGGCCTGATTACGAAATCAAACGTGTTCAGATTTGTAAGGGCATAAGAAAAAATTGTAAGGTTGAAGAGTGGCACGAGCTTAAAGATATTATGAATCCTGATAAACCAGAACACTTCGATGTTCACTGGTTTTGACGCTGTTTAAATTGTTTCTTACGCAACTCTTTGACTTTCTTTCTCCATAGCCAAGAAGACATAGCGATAAGGCGTTCTTCTATCCAGTTTATCAGGAAGTTATTCCAAAACCAGTACATGTATTTTACTCGTATAGTTTCTTAACTGTGTCGAGATCAATTACGTCTGCTCGATTGTCACCTTTTATGGTGTCCTCGTGTTGACGTTTCTTTAGCTTGTAGAGATTTTGTTCCATCACTGTAGATAGTCTGGTGTCAAGAACAATAGAAAGTTGTGCTACATACCAGAGAACATCCCCTAGCTCATCTATAATTTTGTCTCTGACTTCTTCGGGTATGCCATCACCAAGCAGAGTGTCTCCATAATCTTTTCTGATTACCTTCTTTAGTTTGTTGGCTACTTCTCCTGCTTCACCCACCAAACCAAGAGTCAGGTATTCTAAGGCGCGATCAGGGGGATAGACTGCTGTGAGTCCTGTTTGTTTTTGATAATCGTTTGGGTGTTCTATCATTTTATAATCCTAATTCTAGTTGTTTTTGTTTGTTAATTCTTTTGGTGTGTTTAAGTTTTTCCATGTCTTCAAAAGGAACTAAAGTTAATTCATCTTTTCTTGTTGGTCTATTAAAAATATGATAAGGCGCTCTGCCTTTCGGTCTTCCCAAGTCTTGTATTTTTCTTACTGCAAACTGAAGTAGTTCTTCTCGATTAACAAGAAGCCACTCTTTAAATCTTTCAAAGGCTATGTAGTCAGCCTTACCACAAACCCAACCACCATTGCCTCTTACGTTTTTAAACTCTACCCAAGCTAGATCGTCTTGATACTCACCATCGAAACGCCTAATTTTCTTTATACCTTTGACATCAAACTTTAAAGATTTTCCTTCTTTTGTCAGAGCACCAGCTAAATCCCAATGCTCAAACATATCTTGTTTTCTGTCTGCCCACTGAACATCAAAAAGATTTTCTGCAAAAGCTTCTTCAACTTGTTTTGCCTTTGCTAAGTATGTTTTAAAGTCAGTCATGCTGTCTCCTTTAATGAAAAGCTTTCCCCACAACCACAAGCAGAGGCTACATTCGGGTTATCTAAGGTTAATACAGTACCAAATAAGTCCTGTTTATACTGAAGAACCGTTCCTATCACATACATAACAGCGATAGGATCTATGTAAAGGGTTCCTTTAGACAGGGGTACTGCCTCACCTGAGGGTTCTTTAACCACTTGCCAATCATAACTAAAGCCAGCACAGCCACCACCCTTCACAGACAACAATACACCATCAGCCTTTTCTCTTTCGATGATAGTGCAAAGATGTGCGTCTGCTTCTGGGGTGATAGTTATCATACTCCGCAAGTACCTCCATGTCCTGTTAGGCTACATACATCGTGTGTTTCTAAGGCTTCTTCAAACTCTTCCCCTAATTTTTGTTTGGCTTCTTTGTAAGGAACTGCGGTGAGAGGTTGTCCTCCTCTACATCCATCAGGATAACAAGTAAACCCTCTAAGACGATGTGCATAACCAGCTAGAGTTTCAGTAAATTGGGGTAAGGTATCTTCGTTGTTGCTTTTGCTTCCCCATTTAGGAAGATTGATGGTTGAAGATATGCTCATGTCCACATAGTCTTGAATGTCTGCTTGAAATTTTATACGTCTTTCATAATCTTCAGCCAAGTCTAAGGCAGAATCTATTTCCTCTGGTTTGATACCGTATAGGTCTATGATCTCTTGGGCTGCTGAGTCTACTACATACTGGTAGTGCCAGCGATTAGCGCCCTTGAGATAGCGCCTCTTGTAGGCTACAGCAAAGATAGGCTCTATACCTGTGCTAGTGCCAGCCAAGATGCCTATGGAACCTGTAGGAGCTATAGCTCTGTTAGCTACTGGAGTGCTAATGCTTAGAGATTGGGAGAACTCCTTGCTAACCTTGTCTGAGACACCCTTATAGACAGTCAGAAAGGAATGAAGCGTGGGTGTTACCTCGTAGCGATCCCCTTTCTTTATGAGGAACTCATGGATACCCATAAGACCTAGACCTAATCGCCTATTCTTTTCTCTGACTTTAGATACTTTATCGTAAGGAAGCTTTGCTCTCAGGGTTCCACACATAAGAAATTTTGTTGCTAGTTCAACGACTTGTGAGAACTCATGGATGCTGTCGATGCGCCCCATATTAATTGAACCAAGATTACATACATCACTATCGTCCTCTGAACAAACCTCCGTACATGCGTTGCGTAAAGTTTCTTTTTCCTTGTCAAAGAAGTTAAAGGAGAAGCCAGGTTCTGCTGTGCTTAGTGCTTGCTTTACATTCTCTTTAAAGAGAGCGCCTGGATCTCCTGTATTGTAATAGTTTAGAAGCCAATCAGTGTCGTAATTTACGGAGATATTTGTCATATCTAGGGGAGCCATAAAGTTAAAGTCTTGCTCTTTAATTTCTCCTAAAGATAATCCTGTATTACCTACTGGCATCTCATACCAGTTCTTTGAATATAGAAACTTACTTATGTCAGGATGCTGCCAGTTGAGTGAAGCATAGATTGCGCTGCGTCTACTGCCTCCCTGCATAACCCTTCTTCCTATCTCGTTAAGCATCTGCATCTTAGGTAGAGGTCCTGAGGCTAGTCCTCCTGTGCCTTGTAGGGTAGCTCCCTCTGCACGATACACCGAATAGTCCACACCTATACCACCACCTGTCATCAGGCATGACTCAGCTTTCCATGAGAGATTTGCCCAATCTTCTCTGGTATCTTCTTCTGCTTTTAAAAGGTAACAGTTGTTAAAGAATTTATTTTCTCTTCCTGCATAATAAATGTAGCGTCCACCAGGAATAAACTTAAGGTTACTTATAATGTTTACCAGTTCTTCCTTTTCGGATTTACGCATATACTCTTGGCATACATCCTCAACGAGCACACGAGAAAGATCATTCCATGTATCACAGTTTTCATGGGCGTACTTATGATTAAAAATATCCTCAGAAAATTTGCTGCGAAACTGAGGATTGCGATTAGATTTGAATGGCATAATATTATTCTTTCCATTTCTTTAAGCCGTTGGGATTTTGTTCGGAGAACTTACCCCAATTAAGCCCAAATTCAGCATCAACAGGGATAGTCATTTTTCTTTGATGTACTTCAACAGTAACTGTCAGACATTTTAACACATGCCTAAGGATTTCGTCAAAGTTTTTTATGGGTATGCTGGCAATTATTGCATCGTGTATCATTCCTTGAAGTTTTACTTGTGGTTCAAGCTCTTGCCACACTTTCTTAAGACCTTGTGCCATGATATCTGCTACTAAAGATTGTGGACCGTAGGCTATAGCTTTTCTTAAGGTGTGATCTGACCACGTTCTCTCATAAAAAATCCTCCTTCGTCCTAGAGGTGTAGTAATTTGTTGATCTTGTTGTATTTTTCTTGCCACACTTTGATGCCAAGTGCGTATGCCAGGAAAACTTCTAAAGAATTTTCTTTGAAACTCTTGAACAAATTTGGTTTCTACTTGAGCTACTTGGGCTAAAGTCCTGGCAGAGCCATAGTAATTCGTACCATGAGTGAGCCGTTTTGCAATGTCTCTGTAAGTAAATCCTCTATAGAACTCCCTGTCCACTCCGCTAACTGATCCTCGATCTGGAGACACACCGAAAACCATTGATGCAACTTGACTATGCACATCTGATTCCTCCACTGCTTTTATATAATTTAAATCTTCACTAAGATAGGCTACTGCCCTTGCTTCAGCACCAGCCAAGTCACAATAAACTAGGTAATGATCAGGTTCCGCTACGAAAACTTCCCTAAGAGAAGGGTCTATGTTTTGCACATTAGCGGAGTGCCTGAGGGGATGATCACTACTAGACCATCTTCCTGTGTCAGTGCCAGCTACATTATAACCAGCAGCCCAACGATTTCCTACAGCTAAAGCTTTATTTAAAGTTTGGCATTGTTTTTCTAAGTCTCTGATATTCAATATTAATTTTACGAAAGGTCTAGCTAAAGGATAATGTTTTGCAATTCTTTCTAGTGCTACCCTGTTGCAGGTAATGCTTCGTACTCCTGCTTTAGATTGAGTTTGCGTAGGGATCATAAGGGTTTCATAAAAGAACTTCTTTAACTGTATGTGTGAGTTAGGATTAAGAGAGGAACCTGATACGCCTTTAGTTAGTTCGTTGAGTATGGAACGATAGCTATCTATTCTAGTTTGAGCACCGTCTACAATAATCTTTCGAGCAGCAGTGTCTATTTGTATTCCACGCATCATCATGGTGTGAACAGGGGGCAGCAAAGATTTTTCAAACTCGTAGATGGGGCGCACCTCCTCAAGCTTTGGCTCTAAGATACCAAAGAGTTCATGGGTAAGCATGGTATCCATTCCACAATAAGCGAGATGAAGATCATGTGCGTTTAAGTTTTCAAAATTAGTTACTGTTTTCATAGGCTATTATTTCCATTAGGTGCAGGAAAGTTTAACTCCCACCGCACATCATTCAAAGGGTCGGTAACAAATATTTGTAGAGCTTTTTCGGGATCATGAGAACGAAACTCTGTGTGATGCCTCCACTTCAGATTTAGTTTATTGTCAAGAAGAAATAAACGCCACCTTCTATACTCTTCGATGGTGTCTTCGCCTTCTCGTCTAGCATCAAGAGCTATGTGATCTACAGGATTTACGTCTATTAATTCTTCGGCTCTATCAGGCATACGATTTTGTAAATGCAACATGGTTTTACGAGGTTCAATCCAAAGCCATGCTCCAGCAAAAGGAAAGTCTGGTCTGTCTGTCTCAACAAAACCAAACACATCTTTGTAAAATTGTATGGATTTTTCTAGTCTAAGGGTGTTCAGGGTTACATGCTGTAATATCATTTCAAATCCTCTATCATGTTTTCGAGATACCATTTGGCTTTCATGAGGTCTTCGACTTGGTATTGTTTATCTTTATGTTTGATATTGTAACGTGAAACATACTTGATGACATTGCCTTGAGCGTAAGACATGTTCCAAGATTTTATGTAGTCGTTTGTTTCTATGCCTTTGTTGTAGTGGGGTGGGTGGTTTACTAAATCTTCTTTGTATTTTGGGTCTAGCACTTCTTCTCGATAGCGCTGCCAGCCTGGTGAATCATTAGGAATATTGAGAGGAGGTCTGGTATCGGAGGAGGACATTTAATCTTTTCCTTATAAAATTGGTTACGGATACAGGTTGGTTTATTACATGTAATGCTCTTATCTGGGTAGATTTAGGGTCAAGTTCTGCGAGATCACAAACGTAATTAAAATCGGAACTGCTTACAAACCAAGAAATAGCATCTTGTTTATCAGGGTCTTGATCCTCTTTTGTAGCGTCAAGTAAAGCCTGATATATGACAGCCCTAAATAGTTTAGTTTCACTCATCTTTTTTGTGTTGTTCTTTTTTTCTTTTCTTATTCATGGTTTTCCATGCTGCTTCGTCACAGTAGAGGGAGCCAAGAAATCCCAAAGACTTTTGCATCTCAGGAGATATAGAATGATGGAGTAACATAGTATCTTCAACAGGAAGAGCCACAGGAATACCATGATCAGTGAAATAACTAATGTCATAGATACCGTTGTGAAAAACCTTTGTGCAATCTCCTGTAAGTATTTCAAACATGAACTCCCAAATCTTTAATTCATCATCAAATGACCACTGATGATATCCATCTTTAGTTAGATTCCATATAGGTAACACATAACTATCTGAAGGGGAAGGAGAAAATGAAACACAAGTTATTTGTTTATCTTTTGTTTCAACATCAATGGCAACGATACCCTTCATTTTTGGTTTGATAGTTTCTAAATCTGCAATGCTATCTACAATATGAACTTGTCGCTCTATTTTCTTTATACCCTGCAAGAATCTTTTAGCTTTCTTTAGATCAGCCCTGACTATGGGATGTGAACTAAAGTCTTTAAGCATAGTAGGTATATCTATGGTTGGTAAGATTGTGTATTTTTTATAGGGGCAAAGTGTGCCTCTGTATTCGCTGAGTCTTTGTCCAGTAAGCAGGGTAAAAGGAACCTTACCAAAAGTTATTATGAGATCAGGTTCTATCTCATCTATCTCAGCTATAAGTTTATCTATTTGTGGGTGGTATTCTTCGCTGATGTAACCTAAATCGAAGCGAGGAAACTGATTCTTTTTATTTGAGTAGTGTTCCCCTTTGGCAGGGAAGAGGCATCTGAAATGATTTCCTGCTAACTTAAGGTCGGCTAAATCAAAGATGCGTCTGATTTGTTTGCTTGTATCTGGTGTTAAAAATTTGGGTGGTTCTGCCAGAAGTTCTGGCTTCTCGAAAAGGAAAAGCATGGGGCATCAACATATGAGGCTGACACCCCATACCCTTTCTTTCAGCTAGAGTGGAACACCGTCTGCTTTTTCAAGCTTCTTGACAGTGACGAATGGCTTATCCATTCCTTCTACTTGGTCATGCACAACATGAGCGATGGCGGTATTGCCGATGCAGTCATCCAAGAGTTCAGTATAGGGAGTTCCTACTGCCTCAAGAAGTTCTGCATTAAACGTGGCAATAAATTTTCGCCATGCCCTCTTGTCACGAGAACGATGTTGCAGCCAGAAACGAAGAGGAAAGTTGTTCTCTGTATCACTCATATCTTGATTGTCGAGAGCTTCCTCAACACGCAAGCTTACTTCATGCATGTTGTTGCCAGCTTTAGAAACCTTGGGTTCGTATTGGGTGAACTTAACAAGGTATTTACCTTCGGGATAACTTCTGTAAACAGGGGCTTCCTCTAGGCCGTCTTGTGTCGGATCGAAAACTTCATCATGATTGCTCATGTTTAACCTACTTTCTTTGTTTGATGTTTAATTTTCTGGAACAACTCCGCATAGTCTAACGGATGTTCAGCTTCAACTGCCTTGGGTGCAGAGCACTTCAAAGCCATAAATGAGTCAGACTTAGTTCTAATTATGGGAACTGACTCCCTCCCCATTCGTTTGCTATCAAGTCTCCAAAGATTGTTGAAGTAACGCCCAATAGCTTTAGACACTGCAGAGCCTATCATCTGGGGATACCCCTTCATCAAGCCCTGATCGTTCTCAATAGTCTGTATGTGTGTGTTGACAATGACATTACATTTTACCTGAGGTCCAGTCAAGAATTGTATAACTTGTTTTAACTCTTGTCCAGCATCAAAGTAACGCATACGTCCATCAGATTTTTTGCTGTGTGCTAGTAGACACTCACCATAAAGGCTGGCTGAATCTATAACTATAACTTGATCAGAACCCCATTCAGTTATGCGTCCTAAATCTGTATCAGCATACTTCCAATTTCTTAGAAGGTCTCTTGCAATAGTTGGTGTTTCTGGTTCTTCTACATTAAAACTAACGTAGTCAAGATTGCCTAGCTTGTCTTCATCAACATAACTATGAAGAATATCTAAGCCATTATCAAAATCAAGAACAACTATTTTGTAGTCTGCATTTAAGAGAGATGCTAAAGCTCCTGTCTTGCCTGAACCAGGATCTCCACAAACTAATGCTTTAACACGTTGATCTCTTGGGTGGTCTTTAAAATTTGGCATTTTGGTTTTCCTCTTGGAGTTTATATTGGTCACAAAATTTGGATACAGGACACCAGTAGCGACACCTGATTGATACGCCAGGTCTATGCTCGATGTCAAGTCCTTTCTTATTGGCAAAGTCAATAGCCTCATACTCGCTGGCAAAAACTCTTGTTGCCCTTGATGCACCTGGTTTGACTGCTGCCCACTTGTCACCTCTATGCCAACGATCTTCGTCTGAACATAAAGGTAATTCTTTTAAAGCTTGTTGGTGTTTACTTATTCGGTTTGATATCCACTCACGAGTCTCCTCTTGTGTCCACATATTAGGCATCACTTGAATGACTGAAACATGCGGATAGTCAAGGCGCTTCTCACGTTTACTAGGTGAATAGTCTACTAAGAATACTACAACTTTCATAAATTCTACAGGATGTTCAGGATAATTTTCTTCCCATAAATATTTATAGATGTTTAGTTGTTGTTCCCACTCTTGAAATTCTTCAGCTTCTTTGTTCATGTAGCTGGAAACTAAGGCGGTCTTCCAATCTACTAGAGTTTTATCTTTGAACTGTAGGAGGTCAGGTTTACCTGATAATACCCAATCTCCAAAGACAGAGTATAAACGCTTTTCTACTATGCTATCACTAGATACATAGCGTTCTATTTTTTCATGCCAAGCAGTCCCATATTCTGAGCGCATAGCCTCAGATACATCTATCTCAAGTTCATCTTTGTGCAGTTGTTGTAAGGCAAACATACGACTAGGTTTAAGGAGATCAGTTGCACTTGCCTGACTCTCCCCTCTATCGTAAGCATTGGCTTCCACAAGATTCACCAATTCCTGTGGAAGCTCATAGTCATTTCTAATTTTAATCTTAGGCATTACCCTTCACCTCCTTCATCAGGTGGTAGCCAGTTGTCTGCAGCTTCATCCCAAAGTTGTTGCAGTCGGGGTGCAGATACTTGAGTCATATTATCTAAAGCATAACGCAACATATCAGAAAAATTTTCTATGCCATCCTGAAGAGCATTACCAACACATTCTTGGTGTTCTAAATCCCAATCGCTCATGCTTTGTCTGATGTGATGTGGATGGTTCATTGTTAAACTCCTTCTTCTGGTGCATCAAGAGTTTCTATCTCGATAGGCTCAGTGATAGGCTCTAGTGCTTCTTCTGCTTCTCTTTGATTGCGCTCTATCACCTCTTGGTTAAGACGCTTAATGTCTTCCGCCCATTCTTTAGTTTCTTCATCGCCAAGCCAACCAAGCCTACGAGCTACAGCGTCAGGAAGTAATCCTTGAGTAGCACAATGCATAGCGTGGTTCATAGTTCCGAAGGCTGCTATGCTGCCATCAGACAATACATACTTACCATCTTCTCTGTAGTTGCATGTGCCACTAGACCCTGAAGCCATGACACCTCCAACAGTTGCGATAGTAGCTACAGCAGCGATTAAAAGTATCGGTAATTTTCTCATTTGGTTTTTCCTTTCGTAGGTTTACTTGGATCAAAAAGTTCTTCTTGATGTTTCTTTTCTCTTAGTTTTCTTCTAGTTTCTAATCGTTTTATTACCTCCTCTAATAGTTCTTCTCTAGTTTCAGGCTTACCTAATTCATCTGGTGACACATCTAATATTCTTTTCATAATACATATGTCCACATCAAAACCATGAAGCCCATTACATATAGTGCCAGTGATGCCATTACAAACATCAGTGTAACACCCTAGGTATAATTTCGGTCATCTCTTCCCTTTCGGTGGCTGTTCTTAAAGTTAATATTACCTGTTTGGGATCGTAGTTATAACGATTAACAGCACTTACTACCAAGCGTTCCGTAATCAACCAGACTAGAAACATAGGGTCGAGACCGCAATCATCAGCTAGATCGTAAACTTGTTCCGCTATCTCTTCGAGATTTGCTAAAACAAAGTCTTTTCTTTTTGTATTAGGATCATCCATCTTTTATGTCAATCGTTTCTACTTGTTCTAAAAGCGATTGACATACTTTATCATCCTTAAAATTTGGATTTAAGGTAGCGCCTAAAGGGTAGCGTTGCCCTTTACCTTCTCGTAAGAATTTAGTTATAGCAAATCTTTCCTCCTCTGTCGATAGTGTTGGAACATTGGCAAACTTACGCTGTCTATTGCGATTGTTATACCATGATTGTGTTATCTTTTTCATTTTTTCATTGGGCATCTTCAATCCTTTTCAATGGTTTAAGACTGATTCTTTCACTTGCTATGTTTGAGTATTCATCGTTCAATTCTATTATGGTAGCGTTTCTGTTGTGCTTTGCTGCAACTAATGCTGTTGTTCCTGCTCCACCAAATGGATCAAGAACATGACCACCTTCAGGACATCCTGCAAGTATGCATGGTTCAATTAAATCTGGTGGATAAGTAGCAAAGTGAGCTTCTTTGTATGGCTTAGTTGTGACAGTCCACACTGATCGCTTGTTTCTTTTATCGTAGTGGTTTGTTTTTAATCCTTTCATTTTAGAACGACCAGGTGTGTTGTTTAGTTTTGTTATGTCTCTGTTTCTGTTGGAGTTATCTTTGGTTTTAGTGGGTTCTTTTATGGCTTCGTTATCATAGTAGTATTTCTTATTTTTACTGAGAAGAAAAATATATTCATGTGCTTTGGTGCATCTGTCTCTGACACTTTCAGGCATTGGGTTAGGCTTATGCCAAATAATATCTTGACGTAGATACCATCCATCTGCTTGAAGTGCAAAGGCTACTCGCCAAGGAATCCCAACTAAATCTTTGTCTTTAAGTCCTTGTTGTTTGTTAGCTCTACGCCCTACTTCAATAGGAAAATCCTGTCTGGTTTTTGCTACAGTTTGTTTAGGAACATACTGTCCTTTACCTGGTCTGTAGTTGTAATAACTATCACCAAGATTTAACCAGAGTGTGCCATCATCCTGTAATACACGCCTCACTTCACGAAAAACATCAACTAAATTAGATACATATTCTTCAGGTGTTTGCTCTAAACCTAGCTGATTGGAGTCTCCATAATCTCTTAGACCCCAATAAGGCGGAGAAGTAATAGCGCAGTTTACAGATTTTTCAGGCATCTTAGGTAATTCATAAAGACAATTTCCTGTTATAATTTTTATCATGCTTCCAACAGACATTATATGATCCTTTCCTGATACCATGTAGGTATGGGTGTATTTTTCCATTTAGCCATATAAGATTTTTCTTTGATGTAGTAATTTCTATAGCCTGTTATAGCGTCAGTATTATCTTTGCAGTAGTCAGGCATACATTGTGGTGGTTGAGTAAACTCTCCCTCCGCAATATTTTTAGGAAGTTTGATTAACGCTTTTACAATACCGCTATGTTGTGTCTTGTGTATTTTGTCGTAGCGTTTTGTATATTCTTTACATAGGTTAAGTAGTAAGTGCCACAACCACTTGTAATTGCTTGCGTTTTTTCTAGCCCATACTGCACTAGGATGATTTGTGTGCGTTTTTTTGTAGCAGTTAATTGCAGGTTTACCATCTAAAATATGATGTGCTGTAGATAACAGTTGTGCATACTCTAATATCATTTTAATTGTATGTTTATCACAATGATATTCTGCACATTTATCGGCTTCTTTGTGAACGTAAAAGATATTCATGCTGCATCCTCCAAGGGTTTAATAGGGAAAGATAATTCTGCATCAGGATTGTTGCGAAGTGTTCCTTTAGCATTAAGTGCTACGCAACAAGGTTTAGGATCAAGAAAACGTAGATCGTTATCATCACCGTTAATAGTAGGGTATCCGTAAAACTTTTCTGGTATATGATCCTCAAATACCGCAGATACATTGGTGTTTGTTTGCTTTGCTTGAGTCATAAAGTAGTCAAAATATTTAGGAGATTTAAGCAAGTTAGAATACATGCTTAAGGTTAGATTGTAATTGTTGGGTAAGTTACTTAGTCGTTTAGGTCGCTTAGTGTAGTCATAGAATTGACAAGGGTAGGATTCCATATCTATTCTGTTTTCCCAATCTACATCAGATAAAACATTTAGTCTAACGGCTAACTGTTTCTTCTTGCGATCAGCATAGCGCAACATCATATATATTTCTTTGTCTAAAAGTTTGTAGAATGTATCTTGATCCTCAAACAGTAGCTTGGTTTTAGTTATGCGAGATGTTTGGACAGTAGTCATTGCACCCCTACCTGCAAAGTATAAGCAAGTAAGTTTACATCCAGCATGATTCTCATGGGTGCAAACACGATACCCACTAAGATCACTAGGCGCTAGTGATAGACCAGCAACAAGCCAATCTTCACCAGCTTTATTTAGTTTGGTATTAGTGCCTAGCATTAATAGTTTACCTTGTTTTTTATACATCGTCATGGATTTTCTCCCTTGTAACAATACTGTGTTTGTCTATTGCCTTGGCTGCTAAACCATAAATTTCATACAACAATTCCATAGGCATACGGAAGTGCGTTGAAGTTCCCGCTTGCACCTTATTCATTTCTTTACAAGTGTTAGAGAGATCGTTAGCAATACGATAGAGATCATATTCTAACTTGTCGTATCTTTTTTGGTCAGCTTCAAGGTCGAAAGAATCTACCTTTCCTGAACTGGCAAAGATGTCTACATAGTATTCTTGTTCGTCATTGTGTCTCGACATGGTATGTCTCCTTGTTAGGGTTAGGGTAGGCTTGGCAGTATTACTACGATACCGCCTTGGCTGTCAAGGTTGCCTACATCACCTCCGCTTGAGAACAAATTATAACTCATGACTGCAAATCGCTTTTTGCCTGGAGAGATAAGCGATAGGGGCTACTAGCTATAACTGCTAAAGATATCAGCTATACCTCAGGAGTGCAGTAGCCTAGCAAGCAAATGGAGCTTCTTTAAGTAAAGCACCAACAAACTTTTGTCTTTCTGCTAGAACACCTAGACAATTTTTCTCACCTTTACGTTGTCTTACAGGAAATTCATTAGAGTCATGTGTTGACCAATAAGTTAAGGCACTTGATAAAGCAAACAAGTTGTTACCTTTATCTTCTCTTTCATATTCCCATTGGTCATAGATACGTTCACCTGCTTTATTTAATTCAATTATTGGAGTGCCATCATGATGTTCTAGTTTACGTCCTTCATCGTCACACATTTGTTTACTCCACTTGGGTATTTTGTGTAGATATTCCGTTACATTGTGGTCGCTAAGTTTATGTTGAGTATGCTTGTCGTGTGCTTTTCTCATAGCATGATAGTAATCTACAAAATTGTTTTGCAGTTTCATAAAGCTATTCATATTAAACTTGTTAGTATGTTTAGCCTTGAATAGTGACCACTCACCACCCATCTCCATATTGGCACAAGCAAAGTCCATAAGTCCTATAGCAGATGTTAGTCCCCAATCACCATCTAAACCATGATTAACAAGTAAGAAGAAGTTTCTTGTTACTTCTTGTCCTGCAGTCTCTGAGTGGTAAGATGTTGCTAGTTCTGGAAACTCAAATCTAAGAGACATCTTACTTTTATCAGGGCTAAACTGAACGTGTTCTTTTCGAGATACATAGCTATTAAGGATTGTAGGCGTTGATACTCTCCATGTATCTAGGAAGGTTGTAAACGCATCATACACAGCACCATGTTGAAGTAATTGGAAGCCATCCTTCACAACATTTACTGCTTTATTGCTAGGGTAGTCGGCTGTTTTAAATACTCCCTTGTAGTTAGAACAATTAGCCAAGTCGCGTATCTCAAACCTTGGCATTTCGTAACGGTCGATATTGGATTCGATAACTAAAGAATTGTTAAGCATTTTACATCTCCTTGATGTATAGGGTTACATTTGAGTTAGGGTAATCTTCTTGTAAATCTGCACAAGAATCATATTCTAGTCGATCTATGTCGTATGATATTTCGCCTTCGTCACAATGTTCACACCTCCTTTCATAATAATCAACGTATGGTGTGTCGTTATGAACACCAGTTTTAACTTCGTCATATGTCCCTTGACCGTCACATTCAGGACAATCAACATCTACTTGCCAGTGTGATTTAAGTCCTGAACATTGCGGTAAGTGAACAACTTTAAACTTATTTTTTACCATGTTTACCACTCACTTTATGAAAAATCTTGGGTAAGTCTTTGTTTTCAAAGAACATATTGACAACACAAGGGTATGTTTCATCCCTATAATTGTTACAATTATAGATAATTTTTACCCATTGATAGTCATCGTGAGTGCTTTCTATTACTTCAATTTCCATGTTTCTGATACTTGATACAGTTGATTCCATGATTATTCTCCTACTCTTCGTGGATATGTGTTTTCTGGAGGACTTGTAGATTCTTTCAGAATAGCTTGAACATCTATAAACCTACGTCTACGAAATGATTTGCCTTGTGAGTCCAGATAAACGAAGGTGTATAAAGGAACAAATTTCCTACGACTCCATGACTTAACAAGACTAAGGTTGACATTTAATATTTCGCTTATTTGTTTAGGGTCATGAACATTTAATGCTTTTACTAAGTCGCAGTATTTATAATAGAGTTTCATTTGTGACATTACGTTTCTCCTTGTATGAGTATGTATTGTCGGGTGTGCTTGTGCTTGAAAGCATAATTAATCGAATGTGGATATTTACCCATATACATGTAATCACCTACATAATTAAGGTCATCTTCATCAAGAGATAAGCGCCCTATCTTTAAGGCATAGTCGAATGCACGTTGTGCTTCTTGCTGCTGTTCTTGTAAAGACATGATAATTCTCCTGTTAAAAGGTAAAGTTTACAAATACACTGGTGTCAGGTTTAAACAGCATTTCTCTGCTGATATCATCCCAATCACTACAAGCCCAGCGTTTTACTTCTGGACAATAGTGATCTTTCCGATACACTTTGCTACTGTTTTCTTTGCGCTTGAATAGGGAATTTGTAGGTAATTGTCGTATGGTAGTCCAGCCTTGTTTGGTCATAACTTGCTCCTATGCTTGGTTCGCCCTAACGTATTGAATTAACTACTTGTTGGCGAAGATTGGTGGCGTGATTGTTCTAGGATAACCGATTGCTGCCTCGCTGTCAACCCCACCCTGCCACAAGTAAGTGCTCTTCTCTTCTTCTTTTACAGAAAGAAAGGAAGAAAAGTATGACTTAGGGAAATACTTTCGCGCAAAGACTTAGCTTCGACTTGTAAGTGCCTCATATACTTGACACTTCACCGCCAGTTCGCCCCAATTAACACTTGACAAACCGCCAGAAGTATGCATGTCGCTCAGATTTACATTCGTTTGATTTTGATTGTGATATGTTCTTGATACTTGTCTTTCAGAAAACTTAGGAAGTATGCCAAGTCAGGGGGAAAAACCCAATGATTTCAATGGGTTAGCGATAGTTCTGGACAATCCCAAGGATAGCTGTATAATGGGAACTAGATCGGCAGACAAACTGCTGGTCATAACTCTAAATAAAGGATTAGCAAAATGGCTAAATCAACGGAAGAATATTACACTCTAACTTTCAAAGTTCCCGTCAATAAAATGGGCGTTTCTACAAACGGACTTTGGTTCAATTTGCCATATAGAGTAGAAGGCGAATTAAAACATGGAGCCAAGCGCTCAAAGATTATGATTAATAAAGGAAGGATTCTTGCACCAACCGCCAAGGGGCGAGATGACTACAACAAAACTTCCAAGGCGACCGCCAAACCTAGCATTGACGTTTCAAATTTAATGTAGGTTGACAAATTCTCCCCTCTGTGTCTTAGCCAATATTAGACATGGGGGGGAGAAAATTCCAGCCAACCAACGCCTCTATAGTATAGATACAATAGACTCATGATGAGCAAAATTTCGACTTAGGTTCCCCTACCCCCAAAAAAATACTTGACTACACATATCCACCTAATGTATATCTGTATTAGTGGGGGAGTTGAACTCCTAGTTCTGTTCGGGTGGCCTAGTAGTCAAGTTTTAGGGTCTTGGCGTGTAGTTCCTCCCCCCAAAGTTCTCAGAAATTCTCACGAAAAAGTTTTTAAGGTTCCCCTGTGGGCTATTGATGGGCAGCAGTTGGGCAGTTCAAAACCACAATTTCCCCTGCAGTTTCAACGCTTTGGGCAGTATGGGCGGAATGGGCGAATGTTTTTTTTAATATTAGATAATATATATAGACAGGCTTGAAGCGGTGTGATAGATATAGAGTATGAAAGTTACTAGCGCCCAGATCGCCCTATTCGCCCAACCCCTTGATATTAAAGGGAAAAAGCCCCAACGATCCGCCCATAGTCGCACCCATAGGAACGCCCAAGGCTCCAAAAGAAAAGACTGCCACATCGAAAATCCTAACCTGTGGATTCCAAACATGGCAGCCCTTTACCTTGGATGCCCAATAGTTCTAACATATCCCGAAAGGAAATACAATGCCTAATATTACTACTCGCACTGTAGAAGCGATAGAAAATAGAATTAGCCTTTTTCAGTCAAGAGATGAGATGCTCTATGTGCGTTTCACATGGAACAAAAAACAGCAGATAGCCAAGCTTCAGGGAAGTAGCTTTAGAGCTTTTGTGCAGGATTTTTATTACAATATGCATGGAGACATTCCTTCTAGGGCAAACACAGAAGCTGTGGTTGATTGGTTTAAAGGTAAGTGTCTTACCTCCCCTAGACTTTCTCCATCTGTAAGAGTGAAGAAGTATAAGGATGCTACATGGTTTAACATGAGCGACAAGGATTGGCGTTACATCAAGGTAAACAAGGACGGTTGGCAAATAGAGAGTGAGTGTCCTAAGTCTGTGCCTTTGGTGCGCGAACAATCGGTAAGTCGTTATCCTGATCCTGTGAAGGGAGGAAACCTAGAACTCCTAAAGAAACATATCCATTATGGTGATGAAGATCAGTGGAAACTCTTAGTGGGCTTTATGCTTTCTGTTCTTAGGGACGAAAAAGAATATCCCATACTGGTAATTTCTGGACAACAGGGATCGGGTAAAACCACCTTATCTGATATTCTAATGACCTTGCTTGATCCTCATGGGGATACACCAGCGTCATTACCTAAAAAGGAATCAGATATTGGAACAACCGCCCGACATAGGCATCTATTGGCTTTTGACAATATCTCTGGTCTTAAGTGGGATGTATCTGATTCTCTCTGTAAACTAAGTACAGGTCTATCGGTGTCTCAAAGGTCTCTCTATACTAATGGAGAGCTTTATCAATACACTGTCACGAGACCTGTCATTCTTAATGGTATTCCCAATTTGGTTAATCGTGACGATTTAGCACGAAGAGTCATAAGTATTCACTTAGATAAAATGCCCCACGATAAAAAGGGTAAGGGTATCTCTCAGGTAAAGAGAGACTTCATGGAGGATAATGCTGAAATTCTAGGTGGTTTACTGGATGCTTTGGTTGCCTGTCATAAAAATGTAGATAAGGTGAATGTAGGTGAGACCAGAGGATTTAATGAGGTAGCAAGGTGGGTTGAGGCTGCAGCAGAGCATTTAGGGTGGAAACAAGGTGAATTTACTCGTATATATAATGAGAACAGACTTTCAAGCAGCAGTAATTTGGTTGAAAGTAATTTCTTGGCGAGAACTATAATGAAGACTTTGGCTTATTTACAGGACAATGGAGCCTCACCTCAATTTGAGGGAACCTATGAACAGATGCTTCAGTGGTTTTGTATTCCTAGTGCAAGCCAATATAATGTAGATCAGTGGGTAAAAGAGAAAAAGCTTCCCACCAGCTATAATTGGAGATCAGAATTGCTGCGAATAAGTGATGGGCTTGAGCCTTTGGGCGTAAAAGTTTATGGTGTAAACAAAAATGAGTTACGAACTTGGCGAACTAATGACGCTGCAAGGCTTGCTAAAGTAGCCATTCAACTACATAATGTGAACAATGAGACCACATCTTAAATACGGAAAAATGACTGAGCATGAATTGGTGGATCATTACCGCTTTATGCTTCAAGGAAGGAAAACGCCTAGAGGTTCCGACATTGTGCATCTCAGGGCAGAATTAGCTAGGAGAAAAGGTGTGCTTGAAAATCCAAGCCAACGAAAGATATGGGAATTTGGAGGACTTACTCCAAAGCAAGAAAAGTTCTGTCTTGAGTATATGAGAACAGGAGACCCAGAAGAAGCCTATAAGAAGGCTGGCTATAAATCTAAATGGATTAAACCTGCGGTTCAACGTATGTTATCAAATCAACTGATACAGATGCGATTACAAGAAATAAGGGAGCAAGCTTTGAAAGATATAAAAGTAGATGCTGAAAAAGTTATAGACAGAGTTTTGGAAGTATACGATTCCGCTATGCAGGAGTCAGACTTTACTAATGCTAACAGGGCAATGGAAACCATAGGTAAACATCTTGGAATGTTTGTGGATCGTTCAGAACAGAAAGTTACACAGCTTACTAAAGGTGATGAACCTGAAACAGTAAAGCAGGACATACATCGTCTTGCAGAGGTAATAGGCTTTAAGGTTGTTGACGGAGGCAAGTGAACTACGCGATAAGTTAGTCTATCTAGTTCTGCATCAAAGTAGAACAGACTTTCTTAGTTTCGTTAAGCTCGTAGCCCCAGAGCTAGTTCACGATTTTAAAATGGGAGCACACATAAAGGTTATCTCTGATAAGCTTCAGCAAATCGGAGATGGAAACCTTAAACGTCTTATGGTCTTTCTTCCTCCTCGTAGTAGTAAGTCTTTGCTTTGTTCTAAGTTGTTTCCTGCGTGGTATATAGGGCAATATCCTGAAAAAGAAATACTGACTGTATCACATTCAGATCAACTGTCTACAGATTTTGGTCGTGGTGTTCGTGATCTTATAAATTCACCTACCTTTCAGTCTATCTTTCCTGATGTTAAAGTTAGGTCAGATGTGCGTAGTGCTGGTAAATTTATGATCAATAAGGGTGGAACCTATTTTGCTGCTGGAGTGAAGACACAGATTGCTGGTCGTGGTGCTCATGTCGCTATTCTTGATGATGTAATGTCGGAAGAAGATGCTTTCTCTGAAGCAGGACGTAGATATATAAAGAATTGGTATCCTTCTGGTCTTAGAACTCGTCTTATGCCTGGTGGCTCTATAGTGGTTATTAATACTCGTTATCATGAAGACGATATATCAGGGTGGCTCCTGAATAACGCCAAAGAAGGTGAGTGGGAAACACTTAAAATTCCTGCTTGGGTAGACGATGCTTCCAGTAGTCTTCTTCAACTTCCTGTGGGTAGTAGTTATTTTCCTCAGTGGAAACCTGATAATCTTTTAAGAGAAGAAGAAGACGAAATAAAAAGAAATAATGGGACGCAATATTGGCAGTCTCTATATATGCAAGACCCACAACCTCAAGAAGGGGGTCTTATAAAAAAGGAATGGTTTAGAATTTGGGATGAACAAGACCCTCCTGAGTGTAGCTACATTATGCAAACAATGGATACTGCTTTTTCAAAAAGAAGCACAGCAGACTACTCTGTTATGCAAACTTGGGGTATATTTGAAATATTGGAACGTGATTCAGAAGGAGTTGAACGATGGATATCTAATTTGGTTCTTCTTTCTAATGTTCGGGGGCGTATGGAATATCCTGAATTAAGATCAACGGCACAAAACTTATTTGATAAACACACACCTGATATGGTGTTAATTGAAAAGAAGGCATCTGGGCAATCACTCATACAAGATTTAAGAAGGGCTGGACTTCCTATTTTGGAATATACTCCTGATCGTGATAAAGTAAGTAGAGTTAATGCAGCTACGCCTTTACTGGAGTCAGGTCGCATTTGGATTCCCGACAAGGAGTGGGCGCAAGAGCTTGTTACGGAGAGTGGGGGATTTCCAACGGCTAGATACGATGACCAAGTAGATGCTATGACTATGGCGATTTTATGGATGAAGGAGTCTTGGCGGTTGGAGCATCCCCACGATCCCGATTATGACGCTCCAAAAAAGAAGACGGCTGTAGGATACTGGAGGATTTAAATTGGCTGATACAGAATTTTATGTTGTAGACGGTACTGCTGAAGCGGTAGTCGAAGAAGAAGAAATAGTAATTTCTCACTCTGAAAACTTAGCTTTGCATATTGATGAACGTGAGCTTGAAGAAATATCCCAACAAGTCAGGCAAAAATTTGAAGACGATAAGGATGCTAGGCAAGATTGGGAACAGATGTTCGAGAAAGGCTTTGAGCTTCTGGGTTTAAAGCTGCAGGAAACTTCTGAACCTTTCGAGGGGGCATGTACTGCTGTGCATCCTCTCATCATTGAAAACGCTGTTAAGTTTCAAAGTAAAGCTTCGCAAGAATTGTTTCCACCCAAAGGACCAGTTAAGACACAAATCATAGGAAAACTTAGCACACAAAAAGAAGCTCAAGCTAAACGTGTTAAAGAGTTT